CATACTTTGGCTTTGGCTATTTTGCCAACCAAAAGCAGCGGCATGGGCGGGATACCCACCATTGCCCCCAGACCTTAATGTTGGGCTAATATCCTGCCCAGCATCTCTAGCTGCATCGCATTGAGTAAATCCAATAGATTGCGCAATCCCATGTACGCCAGTAGCGTTTAGGGTATACATAGGGCCGCCCTCAGTAAACCCATCACCATTACCACCATTCATAGGCTGTCTGCCAATGGTATTTTCTGCTAAAGCTATAGGCAAACTTTGTACCAAATGTCCTTCTTTGCCACCTGCATTGCAATTTAGTGTAGCAGCAACTTGAATTGGCTTTATTCTACTGTCTTGATTGTGCCATTCATAGGCAACATTTTGAACAAATGGGATATTTCCACCACCAGAACCCCATGTGCTAGTTACTGTTTGGCATACATCGCCCATCTCTCTAACTCTGCTATCGGATGGGTGGTTTTCGTAAACTATTGGGTCAAGTATTAAACCGCGCCCATCTTTTAAATCTTGATTTCCAATTCCTTTGTAATCCCTTGCCATTAGGGTTCCGATTGTTGAATTGCCATCTGGAGAGCGACTTTCAATGCGGGCGGTAACTCTTTCGCCCTTTTTTCTGCCCTTCGTAGTATTCCTTGACAGGCTCTCGGGCTCAAATAATACTTTTGCGGGAGGTCTCCAATCTCCAAGACATCCGACAACAAAGACTCTACGCCGTCTTTGGGGGACTCCAAAGTATTGAGCGTCAAGCACCCGATATGCGAACCCATACCCGCATTGGGCCACCGCCCCAAGAAAGGAACCAAAGTCCCTTCCACCTCCTGAACTGAGGACACCTGGCACATTTTCCCAAACGAACCACTTGGGTCTAAAGTGGTCAAGAATTCCAACATAGGTAAGGGCAAGGTTTCCCCTTGGGTCCTCAAGTCCTTTCCTAAGTCCTGCAACAGAGAATGATTGGCAGGGAGTTCCTCCGACCAAAAGTCCAATTGTTCCGTCAATTTGCCACTCCTTATATTTAGACATATCACCAAAATTGGTAACGGTTGGGTAACGATGGGCTAACACTTGGCTTGGAAATTTCTCTATTTCGCTAAAACCTACGGGATTCCAACCCATGTGATGCCACGCAACTGTTGCGGCTTCAACTCCACTACATACGCTTAAATAGTTCATGCAGCCTTAACCGATCCGCGAAACACAGCAGCTTTAAATTCATAAGGATGGGCAAACTGCGACTCCAAGATGCCCAACTCTTTACCCTTGGCTACTATGCCAGGCCAAGTCTCGTGCCATTCTTTACCGTCAACCACGCCAGGCAAGGTCACTTTTAATTCATCGGACCAGCGTTCTTGGCGTAACCAAGTAGCGGGGTAACATACAAATTGGCCATCATTCTTACGCCATTGGTCTGAGAGGATTTGTTGCCGTATAGACTCCAATAGTTCTTGCAGGGGCGGGCGAATTCCCTCCGTCTGTTTCCATGCTTTACGGGCATCCCCTTTCGCCACACGGCGAGGGTAAACCTTCCAAAATTCTTCAAAGTCTGTCATTTATTCCTCAACCAAATAGCAATACCAACCAAAACAAAAACAATCAACATAAGCCATGAAAAATCAATCAATGACGGCGTTTGGGCAGAATATGCAATCATTCCCCGTCACGCTCCCGAATGGCTTTGGCAATGTCTTCTTGTTTCATGCCCTCAAACCAGGCCATCTCAGCGACCTTGGCGCATTGTTCGCGCTCGTAGTCAGCTGCCCGTTTAATGGATTGAACTAGCTGGTCTCTGGCAATGCCTCTAAATTCTTCCAGCAGATTGTTTGCAAACTGTTCCAACTGTAATTCGGTGGCCGACCAATGTTTTTTAGTCTTTTCCATTCCGCATTTAAGGGCAACTTCTTCAAGGTCATCTAAGGTCATATTGTTCTCCTTGTTGCAGAGAATAAATGATTAAGAAATAGTTTGCAAGGTAGTTTTTAGTTTCTATTTCTTTTTGTCATAGGTTACCCAAGGGTGATAGCCATGATCACTTTAGCACCAGCAAGATTAGTAAGACAATCCAGCCTATGCGCCCCATAAGGCAACGATTCATCCTAGCCTAAGTTGTCTATCACCCATGTCTTAGGCTAGTTCCGCAGTCCCTCGTTGACAGGCTGCTCCGGTAATCTGGTGGTGAGCCGATACCGTATCTACTGTTCCGCGCAGCCGATGTAGGCTCTTAATAACGCTCGGAGTACGGTCAGCAGGCAACAAAAAACCCCAAACTCTTGGGTGGTGCCGCCTTGGCAGGCAATCTTGGAATAAGCCCGCAAAGGGGACAGTCAACCTAAAGGCCAATTCCAAGACCATGACACCACCGAAAAATTCGGGGTCTGATTATCCGCACTTTGCATTCCAACGGTTGCCACACCGCTGACACCCATATATTACCACGGCTAGGCAAGTAGGCATACGCCTATTTTTGGTAGGCATACGCCTATTTTTCTAGTGGTTTACCCTAGTTTTATAGGTATTTTCCCTAATTTTGATAAAAAAACGCATAAATCCGTTGCAAACAGTAAATAAACAGTTTACTATTCATTTACGGTCACTTGATCGGTAAACAAAATCGGAGAGAAGAAATGAACATATTAAGCAACGAAACAATATCTCGTGACAAGTTTGAGGCTAGATTAGTAGTTCTCAACAACCTCAAGCCAATTGCTTGCCAAATAGTCAGAGAAGATTCAGACAAAACCTACTGCTATTACTCATCTGAGGGCATTCACATGGGTTCTTGGGGCAAAGGCAATGGTTGGATTTTTGAGGGTTGGAATGACCCCGAAACCATTGCAAAACAAAATAAATTTAAAGAGGCAGTAAAACTATTAGTTGCTCAACAAAAAAAAGAGGCAAAAATTCGTCTTAAAGCCATGAAAGCGAGCGTTTAATATGCAATCCAAAAAAGTGTTAGCAGAAAGCAAACAAACAGGCAGTTTTTTTGATGTTAAATACATGATGAAATCTGATGATTTTAGACTTAAAGACAGTTCTTTTGGTTATATGGTTTTAGACGATAACCCTACCTATAACCATAAACAAAAGACATTAACAACCAAGTTTGGTGTTTATCAAGTTTTTAGTGATTGGTCTTTAAAGTTAATTAATTCCAAATCAGATGTAGTTGTTACTAGAACCGAGGGAAACCTTACATGGTCTATTGATTTAAACGGCAACATTGCTTGGAAACAAGCATAAATCAACAATTTAAATTATCGGAGAGAAAAAATGGAAGATACCCAAGCATTACATCACCAACAACAATTAGAGCATCAAGAGCAATTAGCAAAACCCGCTTATTGCGACTACATCGCTCACATAACCAAAAGAGCCCTTAACGCTCCCGACCCACTAGACATTGTTTATGGAACGGGTCGCATTCATTGGGATTTAGGACCCGAGGGTCAGTTTCTTAGCACCAAAAAGCATTTGTTTGTTGTGGACTGTAATGGCCGTCATTACAAAATAACCGTGGAGGAAGTATGAAAGATAGCAAAATTAACTTAGTTGCAAAGCATTTAATCAGCAAAAAAAAGATAACTAGCTGGGAGGCAATTGAGCGCTATCACGCTACACGCCTAGCTGACATTATTTTTACTTTAAAGGCCGAGGGTTGGAACATTGTTACCAATATGGTCAAAGAAGATAGTGGTGTGCGTTATGCTGTCTATCGCCTTATGTCTGTGCCACGCAAAGCGAGGGCATGATGAGAAAGACAAACTTTGAGGCAAACAAGTGGCAGCGCAATGTGTTTACTAAAAAAGAGTCTCCTTGGATGGAGGCCTTTGCTGCCGTAGGTTTAGTTGTATTTATTTTACTTTTAGCATTTATTTAATCGGAGGGAATATGCAGAAAATAGCAACCGCGTTAGTCAAGGCACAAAAGGCCTTTGGACCTGCGCTCAAATCGTCCACCAATCCACACTTCAAATCAAGATATGCCGACCTGGCAGCTTGCGTTGAGGCCGTGATTGATGCCCTTAACAACAATGGAATTGCCTTACTCCAGCATTCGCATGAATGTGCGGACGGCATCATCATCGAGACCATTTTTCTGCATGAGTCCGGTGAGATGGTTTCCGGTGGAAAACTCCATGTGCCAGCCACCAAACAGGATGCCCAGGGTTACGGGTCAGCAATGACCTACGCCCGCCGGTATTCGCTCCAGGCTGCTTGCGGTATTGCCCCAGAGGACGATGACGGCAACCAAGCATCGCGCCCAGTAAAGGTTAAATCTACCCGCACCAAGGCAGAGATTGAGGCCTTAATTACTGCAGCTACATCAACCGACCAGCTGACTGCAACATGGAAAACATTGGCAGCGGACGAGCGCGAAATGGTGCGGGACTTTGCAGCCAAACATAACGACAAATTGAAAGGCCAACAAAATGCGTGAGCCAAATCCATTTCAGCAAGACGGGACCTGGTGGAATGACCGCCTCGGTAAGTTAACCGGTTCTAGAATGGCTGCTGCCATGAACTACCTAAAGTCTGGTAAAGAATCAAGTGAGCGGGAGAACCTACGCTACGAGGTAGTGGCCGAGCGCATCACCAACACCTTTGCCGACAAGTACATGACCTCGGATATGCAATGGGGCGTAGATCAGGAGGCCGCAGCCAAAGAGGCCTTTGAGACCCGTACCGGTTTAATGGTTAAGGATGTTGGCTTTATTGACCATCCCAATATTGACCATTGCGGGGTGAGCCCAGACGGGTTTGTGTCCGATGGCTGCTTGATTGAGGTTAAATGCCCCAAGACCAAGACCCATATGAAGTATGTAGCCAACCAGGCTATCCCTCCAGAGTACAAGCCACAGATGCTTTTGCAGTCGGCCTGTACTGGTAAGGATGTTTGGTTTGTGTCCTACGACCCGCGCATGGGTGAGGGGAAAGACCTATTCATCAAGAAATATGTCCCGACCCCAGAGGAGTTGGCCGAGGTCGAGGCAGCAGCTGAGAAGTTCTTAGCCGAGTGCGATGCACTATTTGAGTTTTTTAATGATGAATCAAATTATTTTGATAAAGGGAGTTTTTAATGTTAATGATCGGATTAGCCC